CAAAGCCTGGCTTAATAGAACCAAAAGTAAATAAAGCAACAAAGGAAGTATTCGATGGAATTGAAAATGATAGTAGGGATATTGATGCCGCTGATGATGGTCTCACAGTGCAGTCTGTTCCCAACAAAAAAGATTGAAGTTAGTGCAAAACCAATAGAAAGGCAGATAGCACAACCAATATTACCAAGAGAGATTGATTTAAAAGAACCTTATTGGTATGTTGTATCAAGTGCAAATCTTGAAGAATTTTTAGCAAGAGTTGAAAAAGATCAAGGACAGCTTGTATTTTTTGCTATGTCAGTTCCAGATTATGAACTTATGGCATACAATATGCAAGAGTTAAAAAGATACATTAACGAACTTAAACAAGTAGTAGTATATTATAGAAAGGTAACCACTGAAGATGTTTCAAAGAATTAAAGAGTATTTATCAACTTTACATCACTATATGACGATGTCAAGAGGGGCAAAATTCTTTGATAGAAACCCTGTAGTACAAGGAAGATTTGAAGAAAACGAAGAGTGGCTCGAAGAAATAGAAAATAGATTAGCAGAAATAGAGGAGAGATTAGGTATTGAATACCAGCATACGGACTATTAAGTCCCCTGTCGATAAAGTATCGGCATATTTATTTAAAGAAGATAGATTACAAGAATCAGAATATGCACCAATTTTAGTGCATATTGACACTATAGACACAGTTATAGATTATAAGAACAATACAGCCCTGCTAGATAGTTTAATGACAGCAGGACTTCAAACACCAATAGTAATAGTAAATAATACAGAAGAAAATTATACTTATATAACACAGAACAAAAACACTGAAAAAAGAGAGAGTAATAAACCTTTTCTCTGTTATTCAGGTAATCAAAGATTAGCAGCAGTTAAAAAATTAGGTTATGATACGGTGCATTGTATCTTCGTGGAAGATGTTCACTGGGCTCATGCAGTACACCTAGTATTAAATAAATGATAAAGTTTAACGAAATAAAAAAAGTTTTAGAAAATAACATTGTGAAAATAACTTTTACCAGTTTAGTATCTGGAGAAGAAAAAACAGCACTTTGTACACTAAATTCGACTTATTACTCGAATAGAGTTAATCAGTCAGAATCTGATCGTATTTTGGTTTATCGCCTTGATTGTAAAAGATGGGAAGATTTTCAATTAAATACGATTATAAAATATGAAGTTGCCTAACTAAATAGGCAAGGCTCGAAAGAGCAAAAGGAGAGAACTATGATAGCATTCTTTCAATGGATCGAAGCTTTTATAGCTGTGGTTCCAACTATAGTTATGGTTTGTTCTGCGGTTGCAGCACTTACCCCAACTCCTATTGATGACGGATGGATGAAAAAAGTCTATATGGTCATGGATTGGTGTGCGCTTAATGTTGGTAAAGCAAAGGATAAATAATGTCCGAAGCAGTTAACAGCCGAAACGAAGTTCAAATAGACCTTGACAAATATATGTCTTTAGTTGAAAAACTAGACAATGCCGAGGATACTATTAAAGAATTAAAGACAGAGGCAGAAAAAGCTAAGAAACAGTTGGCACCTCCAAAAAGAAAGTTTATAGATTTATTCTTAGATGATAATGATATAAATGAAAAATCTGTAATAGGATTTGTTTCTTTTGCACTTATGTGTATCTTCGGTATTTGTGACCTTGTTACTGCATTCTTTGGACAAGATTTAGTAATAAGTGATACAATCTATACCTCTTTTGTTATAGTAACATTAGGAGCGTTTGGAATATCCGAAGCTGGAAAAGCCTTTGGCAAGTAAAAAATAGTTCTTGACTTTTCCTTCATAATTTTGTATAATATAGGTTATGAAAAAATTCAAAGAACTAATGAAGAAACGCAAAGAAAAAAACAAGGATAAGGTCTGCAAATACTGTAACACTACAGAAAATGCAGACAATCTTTGTGGCGTCTATAAGTGTTGGATATAATATGAATTTATTCTATCTTGACGAGGACTTAGACAAAGCAGCAGAGTATCATGTTGACAAACATATTGTTAAAATGCCACTCGAGGCTGCTCAAATTCTTTGCACGACAGTTTGGATAGACAAACTTTTGGGCTTCGTTCCTCGTGCTCTCAACGCAGAGGAGAGAGAAGTAATGAACAAAGCGAAAGCTGAGATTAAACACTTACCCCCTGAGGAACGACCCATCCCTTACCTTCCAATGATGTATAATCATCCCTGCACAATCTGGGCTAGGGAATCATTGGATAATCATGAATGGGTTCATTGTTATGCAAACGCTTTGAATGATGAATACCACTATCGCTACGGAAAACTACACAAATCAGTAATGGAAGTAGTAAATAAATTACCAGACACTATTAATCTTCCAAGAGTAGGATTTACAACTTTTGGGTTGGCAATGCCTGAAGAATTAAAAGATTATGATAATCCAATACAATCATATAGAGATTATTATCATCTTGACAAAGCAACTTTTGCAGCATGGTCACATCGAGGTAAACCTCATTGGTGGAACGAAGATTTTGCAGATTATGAAAAAAGGATTACAGCAAAGTGAGTAAGTATAAATTCAATGAAGATATCATACTAGAACAGTTAAAAACTTATATAGATTCTACCTATGATGCACATTACAGTATGAATAAGATACAATCTACTGAGTTCATATTTGATGCAGATCATGGTGAAGGTTTTTGTTTAGGAAATGTCATCAAATATGCACAACGCTATGGAAAGAAAGATGGCAAAAACGAAAAAGATTTATTAAAAATAATACATTATACAATTATTTTATTAGGGAGTCAACTTGGCAGCAAGGATTAAAAAACACGAAAAATTAACAGAAACTAATATACAGCATGTAATTAATTTATTAGAGGGTGAAAACCCAATAACTAAGAAAGAAGCATGTAGTATTCTTAATATTGCGTATAACACAACAAGGCTTAACAACATTATAGATGAGCATAGATCAACAATAGAATATCGTGAATTAAGAAAAGCACAGAACAAAGGAAAAGGAGTTACTGAAGCCGAAAAGAAGAGCATCGTGACTTATTATTTACAGGGAGCAAACATTTCAGAAATTGCAAAAGCACTTTATCGCTCCCCAGCATTTATCAAAGCAGTTATAGAACGATTAGGTATTCCACAGAAACTACCCGATTCAGACTATGAAGCAATTAGAAGTGCAATGTTACCAGAGCAGTGTGTATCTGAAACTTTTGAAGTAGGAGAAAAAGTTTGGGCAGTAAGAAAAAACTGTATAGCAACTATTCTCAGAGAAGATACAAGAACAAACTATGAAGAAAAGTATGGATCAAAATATTATACTTTATGGGTAACAGAAATGGCAGAGTGTGAATCACCCTATTTTGGATTGGTTAATAATGCAGGGCATTATAGCGGATCACTTGCTTATGACTTAGGAAGTCTTAAGCACTTGGAGGAATATTTATGACAGAAATATGGCAATATGTAATTGGTTTTTGGCTAGCAGGAGCCATATTAGCTATGTGGAAAATATATCTTCCTAGTTTGAAAGTAATAAAATTAGTAGCCCCAAATACAATATTAGTTACACGACCAATATTGTCAGGGTTAGTAACTTTTATTTTATTTATTATATTTTTGCCTTTTATGATATTACCTCTTTTAATTCCAGAAAGATTGGAAACTTTCGCACAGGGGTTTATTAAAGGCGCAGCAGACCTAAAGGATAACACAAAATGAATTACTTATTAGAAGCATTAATTAAAAAACTAGAAGGAGAAATTGCGGTTGCACTTGCAAATATCAGAGTGTATGAGAGAGCCGCCGCAGGGATTGGAGAACATCCAGACATTGTTGAAGCCATTGAAACTCAAATAGAAAAAGTCGCTAATGCAGAAGAAAAGATTGCAACGATTATCAAGTATTTTTCTAAGTAGGAAATCCTTTTAGTTACCGAAAAATAATTCTTGACAAATGGTTTCAAATTTCTTATAATATATTTATATTTAGGAAATAAGTTATTGAGTGACAGATTTTACAATCAAATGCTACAAGCAACTGGATGGTGTCCAGGCTTTCGTAATACCTTCACTCTTAGCGAATACAAACAAAAATTTAATTTTAGGAGAAAACGAATGGCTTGGACAGATGAAACAAAACAACAAGCAATAGATATGTATCAGGAAATGGAACCCACACCTGAAACATCAATGGAGATTGTCAAGGATATCGCAGAAGAACTTGGCGAATCACCAAACGGGGTTCGTATGATATTAACAAAAGCAGGCGTGTATGTAAGAAAAACTCCAGCAGCTAGATCAACTTCTTCAGGTGGATCAACAGGTGGTGGCAGAGTTTCTGTTTCAGATGCGCAAGAAAAACTTTCCACAGTATTGAAAGATGCAGGTCAAGAAGTTGATGACGCAATCATTTCAAAACTAACTGGTAAAGCAGCTGTTTATTTTGCCAGTATCGTAGAAAACTTAAACAATTAGTGTAATTTAACCTTTACCAAGACAGTGATGACTGCCTTGGTTTTTTGCACCTTCAAGAAGTAACCTCTGCAATTTAGCA